TTTCTGAAGAATCCTGTCTAAGGAATAAAGCTTCAGCTTCTGTTTCTGTGTAGTATCTATTGTCTAACTGTCCAGCATCTAGTTCTGTTTCTGTGTAATATCTAGTATCTAACTGACCGGCATCCAGTTCGGTTTCTGTGTAGTATCTACCGTCAGCAGCTCCACCAGTTATTTCAGTTTCTGTAAAATACCTTGTGTCTAGTGAACCACCAGTTAACTCAGATTCAGTAAAATAACGATTATCTAATTGACCACCGTCAAGTTCAGTCTCTGTGTAATACCTTGTGTCTAATATTCCATTATTAAGTTCAGTTTCAGTAAAATATCTACCATCTAATGCACCATCTAAAAGTTCTGACTCTTGAAAATACTGGTCATTTAATATACCACCGTTAAGTTCAGTCTCTGTGTAATACCTATTATCTAAAGTTCCAGTTTCTATATCAGCACTTTGGATAGTGCCGTCTTCGATGTTATTTCTAGTAACTGTTATGTCAGAAGGTAATGTACCAGAACCTAATTTTGTAAGTGGTAATGAATCATTTGATAATTTACTACCATCTATATTTGCACTATTACTAATATCAGCATCAACAATAGAACCATCTACAATATTAGATGAGTTAATTGTTATACCAGACTTTAATAATCCGTCAGCAATTTTACTATTATCTATATCTGCACTGGCATTTATATCAGCATTGACAATAGTGTCATCTTTAATTTCAGTAGATGTTACTTGTCCCGGATTTATATTTGCTTGTATTATTTTATTTCTATGTTCAACAGCAGAGAACCTAGCCATATCATGTATGGCATTTAGGTCGGCTGCTCTTATAGATGAACCGGGTGCAAAGACTGCTGCCGGTGTATTTACATTTGTTTCTCTATATATGTGTACATTTCCAGAGCCTGCTGGAGCTGTTGCTCCAAGAGTTACTGTTGTACCACTAACTTTGTATTCACCACTGCTGGGAGTACCTGTTACATAAGTTTGTAAGGCTCCATCAATTCTTACTATGATGTCAGCCGGTTTTAAATATTCGATTGTAGTGGAGTAAGTGGTGGACCCTCCATTCTTAAATTCTTCAGTTGTTTGTACCGCCATTTGGCTACCACCTGTTATTTACGCATGTTGATTACAGTGTTGACACTGCGTTTATTCGCATTTATTGCATCGAGTTCTTTTTTCCTTTCCTCTTGTATAAGCTTCATTATTCGTGGGTCACTCTTAATTCGATTCCACGCAATTTCTTTTGCCCTATCAAATATCCTTTTAATTCTTACGTTATGTGCATATTTCTTAGGGTCTATATGGCGTAAACCGTTGTCACGGTCATATTCCATTTCTTTGATAGATTCTAAAATTCCGGTATTTTCAGCTAATTTATCTAATTTTAAAAGTAAGTTTTGCTTACCTATAGCTTCTTGAAATAATGATCTTAGTCTTGGACTTTGACTTAAATTAGTTCCATCAGGAGCATAGTAAGTAGATGTTCTTAAATCAAATCCACTATCAAATAATAGTTTTCTTCCGGGAGAATAATCCATATTTAACTGGACAGGAGAAAACGCATTAAACATTCTGGTTACAAAGTCATGGTCTTTAATAGGCTTACCAGTTAACATGTCATACTTAATTGCTAATGGTTCAGCAGCTAAGACTTCAGTAACTAAGTTTCTATTTCTAATAGAACTTGCAATGTCAGAACCTAATTCCCTTGTATATGGAGTTAATATTTTTCCTAGTTCGTTTCTAAAGCTACTTAAAGGTAAAGTGTTGTTTGCTAGTTGAGCAACCATTCTGTTGAGTTGTCCGGGTCTACCTGAGAACAATTCAATGAATTGCTGTAATCCAGCCATATAAGATTTACTGGTAATACCTTGAGCAACAACAAGACTTAATTTTTGGAAGTTTTCTGTAGCCCACTCTTCACCCATCAATTCTTGATGATCTCCAATATCTCCAATAATTGAAAGTATCTGGTTAAATGGTTCAAATGCGTCATAGCTAACCCACGCATCTCCAAACTTTATACTTCTAGGTTTCCAACCAGCATCTATCCATGTTTGTCTTTTTTGTCTATCAGCAGGACCATTACCATGTAACTCACCACTTAAGAACTTTTGACCAGCTAAAAATATAACTCCAGAACCCATAGCTAATCTTCCACTTTGTATAGCTCTGGCATTAGCTAAATCTTGAGCAGTTTCAATACCATATTTTTTAACCTTGGAAAAATCTCCGGGTTTAGCAAATGCGATATCATTCCACTCTTCAACTAAAAAGTTAAATCCGGGAGTATGTTTAGCTGTGAGGTTTAAACCGTTTACTCCAGTTCTTGCAAATAAAAAGAATGGTCTAGCCCATGGTTGATTTTCAAATACTGTATTTAAACCTTTTGCAAATCCTTGTAGATCTTGAGTTAAAGTAGCTTCTCTTTTAGCTCCTTTAATATACTCATCTTTTAAACCACCTTCTGCATCAAATATACTATCGACAAAATTGCTTTCAGCTTTAGCAACCATTTCAGGAGTTACAGTTCCAAACTCTCCGCCAGCTTCATCTAATACTTGTCTGTATGCTTTAGCTCTTAATCTTCCTCGTCCTAAAATATATCCAAAGGCATCATCCGTAGCTGCCATAATCTTAGTTGAGTAAGTAAGAAACTTATTATCATTAGCAGACCTAGCTATGTTAGCTAAATAGAAAATTCCTTTATCTGCATCTGTACCTTCTTTTTCAATCAGGTATTTCATAGCTTCCCAGTTACTGTCACCAGTAGTTTTTTCAACAAATCTAGTTTTAATATCTGCTATATCACCTGACCAATAACTATTTAGTTTGCTTTTAAATAGCTTGAAAGATTCAGGTATAGATTGAATCATTCCATTTACATCAGCTAAAGCTTCCCTATAAACTTTTCCATTACCAGATAATGCAGCTCCAGCCATCTGTGCCATTGGTCTTAAAAAGACTGCACTTGATGTACCCATAATTGCTCGCACTGGTGTTTTAGGTCCAGATAGAACACTATTAGTCATAACCATTCCTAGTTGTCTGACTAATTCACCTGTCTTTTTAGTTCCATTTAATTCACCACCACGCATCTTTGTACGTAGGAATGTCATTAATGACTCAACATCAGATGGATGATTTGCTTGAGAAATCATTTCTCTAATACCATTAAGAAGACTATCGTCTCCTGTCTTACCAGCTAACTGGACAGCTAGTTGTAGAGATTTAATATGTTCTTTAACTTGCTTATCAACATCTTTAAACATTGCTTTTCTAGCTGATGGACTAGATAAATCAAATTCTTTAAGAGTTTGACCAGCAGCATATCTTGCCATTTTTGTTGTTCGTACAACACCAATGAGCTGCTCAACCATTGTTTGTATAGGACCGTCAACATCTTTTAAATTAAAGATATCTTCAATCTCTCTACTCATAATTCCTGTATCTCTTAACTTCCTAAGCAAGTCCCCAGCAACAAGGTCTAATGCGTTAGCAGTAGCTGGTGTAACGTTTGAATATATAAGTTGATTTCCTATTCGTTTCTCAATAACACCTCTTGCTTTAGCTGGTGCTAAAAACTCTTCTACTGACATATTGGAAGTATCACGACCTTCAACCATTTCCTTATAAAAGGCAATGTTTTCAGCGTAATATTGATCTGGAGTTAAACCTCTTGCTCTAGCTTTTGAAATGTCTGCTTTAATTAATTCGTTAGATTTAAAAGCTTTCTCAATCTTTGTAATTTCATCCCAAGCAAACCTAGAAGACATAGCAATATTTTTTCTACCATTAACACTTACTACAGTTCCAATAGAACCTTCTTCAGCTCCACCAGTATTTTTAAGTATCTTACGAGACTGGTTTACGTTGTATAAATCTTCAGTCGCATTTGCATTACCTTGATGAGGGTCTGATAATCCTTGGTTTTTATAAGCTCCATATTTCTTTTTGCCTGATTCAATCCTTGCAATTATTTCATCACGCTCAGCTATAAGTGCTTCATCTGCATTCTTAGGTTTCCACTTATTCTGTTTTAATCTTGTTGCTTTAACTGCTTTATTAGCTTCTTTGATAGTGGCAGTTAATTGAGAAATTTCCTTTTTAGTTTTTACATCATCAGGGTCTAAATTTTCTAATAATCCTTCTTTTTGTTTTTTTAATGCAGTTCTTTGAGCTTGAATAGTTTTTAACTCTTCATCAAATGGATTACCACCTAACTCTTGATTAATTTGTTTTAATCTTGCTCGGTCTTGTTTACTACCATTAGCCTGTATATCACCTGTTTTCTTTTTCTGTATCGTTCTACTTTTTTCATTCGCTTGTGGAACTGATATTTCTTCTACAGGTTTACTTCCTTTAAATTTACCTGTAACAGTACCTTTTGTTTTTCTAAATCCAACTCCTATTCCAGCTAAAACAGTGTCAGACAATATACCTAATCCCATACCTTCTACGACATTTTTAAATGTCTTCATCATGGGATGATCATGTTCTTGTGTGGCTAGTGGAATATTTAATCCAGTGTAATGACTTTGTAGAACACCAAGTGCGTTAGTTTCTTGTGAGTATTTAGAAAGTAAGTCAACTCTTGCACCAGTAATAGCACCTCTAGTTAATGTTCCTTTAATACCTTTGGATGCTATTGCTTTAGCTAAAGGTGTTTTAATAACAGCAGGAACTACTGAACTAGCTTTTGAACCTAATTTACCTAGTACTCCAATTTTTCCTACAGGTACAGCAGCTAAAGTTCCATAGTGAGTTAGTCCTCTTAATGCACTACCCCACCATGTTTTAGTCTCAATAGGATTCTCGTCATTAACAAACCAGTCATCCCATTCTGCTGTATAACCACCTTCCTTTTGCTCTCTAGCCATTTCGCCAGTAGCCATATCAATAATTCTCTCAGGAAGAGTAATTAAAGAGGAGGCAGTATCTTGAAGACCACCACCAAGAGCTGAGAATATTTCTTTAGTGTATTCACCTATTCCCCAGTTCTCTTTGTTTCTAGTATCTTCAATTTCACTTTTTCTTTGTAATGCAGCATTCTCATTTATTTCTTGCTGCTGAAGTCTAACTTCTTCTTGTTGTTGTCTATACTCTAAATGCTTTTGTGCATCATCAACCACCTCATCCATATTGACAGGAGTTTGAGTAGTAGGAGCATCAAGAGTAAATTCTAATTCGTCCATTTGTTACCGTAGTAATAATATAAAAACTAAGATTCAAATGAGACCGCAGTTACTCATTAATCGTAGTCTTCGTTTTCTTCGTAAGGGTGTACTTCTTCTTCGTTATCTTCGTTTTCAGCAGTTTCGACATCTGTTGAAAATCTCTTAAAACCGTTCTTTGTAGGATTATTATTTAAAAATAATGTAATCATACTTTTAGGAATTTTGAATTCTTTTATTTCATTCTCGTCAAACTGTCCTTCATAACCCATTATGGTTGCTTGCTTCCAAGCTAAGTCTCTTGGCAATATATTTGTTCCTTTACATATAGCTCGATAGTAATAAGGGACTTGACCTTTACCACCTTCAGCAGCCCATCTTTTAAGTTCTTCTTGTTGCTCTACTGGTGCTGCTAATTGCCTAGTTACATATCCTGCATTCTCAGGGTCTAGTTGTCTTTTTGCATTAACAAGTTTTGTTTCGTACTCATTATCTCTAGTAGTTCCTTTAAATTGCGAGTTAGCATCTACCCATTCACCATTAGTATGCAAGTCTCTAACTGCTGTAAAAGCTTGTGCATGTGCTGTTGTGGGGTCTACTCCTGCTTTTATAGCAGAGTTGTAAGCTTGTATGTATATATCTTCAGACGCGTCCATAAGAGCATAGTATTGAAGATTTTTAGCTTCTAAAGTACCTGTTGACTTAGCACTATTAGAAACTAAATCATCAAGTTTTTTCTTTTCAGCTTGTGGTACTTGATTTAAATTAGTAATTTGGGTTCCGGCTTCAGCTACTAAATGTCCTGCATTTTTCATTTCTATCCTTAAAGCTGGACTAGCATGTTTTAAATCTGTTTCAGTAATACCACCGAAAGCTTCAACTTTTATTAATAGCTCCTGCCTCATAGTCCCGTCATCTCTATAACCATATAGAAATGAAAGTTCATCAGCATTTAAAGGTTGGTCAGGATATTCTGCTCTACGTTTTGCTAGATAATCTTGTTTTTGCTCAACAGTCATTGCAGTGCCACTATCTTCTATCTCTTTCCTAATAGCAGCAGCATTAGATTCTATGATAAATTTCTCATCATCTTTTTTCTTACTTAGATAGTTTGTATTAGCAGCAATAAGTTCATCTTCTATTCCAGCAAATTCTTTGAATTTTAATAAAGTAACGTCTTTCTTATCACCTTTATGATAGAAAGTTTGACTTATTAAATTCTGAGCTACATATAAAGGAATCTCACCATTATCAACTAAACTAACTACCTTAGATCTAAAAGCTAGTCTTGCTCCAGTAAGACCACCATAGTTACCAACATTATTTTCAACCCAAAAATTAGCATACTTTACGGCTTCTGCTGGGTCGCCAGAAATACCAGTTTCAATAGCATCTAATTCTTTTTGAATTTTAAACTTCTTTGCCTTTGTATTCCTATCCTGTCTTGCATCTGCTATTTCAGTTTCATCAACTTTTTTTACTTCAGGAGCAACAGTAGCAGCTAATAGTTTTTCATTAACACCAATAAACTGTTCAGAAAATTCATGTCTTATTTTTGCATCTAAACCATTACGTTCGCTTTCGTTAGCGTTGTCGTAGTCTATTACTGTTCCATCTTTACGAGTAATGGTTGTATTTGCTCTTCTCTCATTTTTAAAATCTTGGTATCCACCGGCTGCTCTAGTAAGACTAGCTTTTACATAAGCATATTGTTCCCATCCAGATAAGTTTCTAAATTGTTCTGCTAATTCAAAGCTACCAGTTTCCTCTTCGATTCTATTTGCTATCTCGTTAATTTTTAGATGTGCATCTTTTAGTCCATCTTCTTGAGCTACTAAAGCTGAAATGTCTTCTGCTGAAGCTGGAACTTTAATTGCTAATGCAGCACCAGCTTGTAGTTTATCTTTCTTATCTTTTTCAGCTTTCTCTTTTAACCAGTTACCAAAAGTAGAAGATAAGTTAGATAGTGATTCCCATTCAGATCTAGTTTTTTCTACAAGAGCATCATCTCTGTCAGACATCTCTTGTAGAAATTTTTCTTCAGAAGCTAGGATTCTTGCATTGCTTTTTTCCTGTTCTGGAACTACATCTGTTTGTACTGTTTTTTCGTATTTACCCGGGGTAAATGAGTATCCGCTTTGTGTCATTATACGTCACCTCCTATAGAACTTGAATCACCCATACCAGATAATCCTTCACCTAATGCACCAGCTAATCCTGTCATTAGTGTTAGACCAACATTCTTCATAACTGGTTTTGGAGGTGCCATATCTGGTACAAGTTGTATAGAAACTTTGCTCCACTCTTGGTTTTTATCTGAAACAAGCTTTCTTCTTATTGATTCGTTACCTCTATCGAAGGCATACATTGATTGAGTTAGAGCTCTACTACGCATAGCATTAGCAGCACCTAACTTAGCTAAATTCATATTTAGCATCTTAGTTATACTTGCTCCTCTAACGCCTCGTTCAGCAGCTTGAGCTTCTATCATTCCTTCAGCTTCAAGCATACTCTTAAAGTCTTCTGAATGATCTAGCATTGCTTTTACTCGTACATTATTTAGATTAATTTGAGATTCAGTGTATGCTCTTTGTGCAGCTAAGTTTGCTTCACTTATGTTCTTTTCAAATTGGACTTGCTTGGTCGTAGCCAAAGATCTGTCCATCATCCACTTTCTTTCTCTTACTTTTAGTTTGTGCTCGTATTGTCTACGAGCTGCTTTGTTTTGCGCGGACGCTTCGGCTGCTGAGCCTATGGCTCCGACGGCTGGTCCGATTGCTGCTGGACTGCACATATTCGTACAAATTCTATAAAGGATAAATTGTTTGGTCCGTAGGTAAATCTTCTAAGAAATTTAAAACCTAAAAACCTAAGTAACTTGATATGGAGTTTGTTTCTTTCATCTACAAAATTCCACAGTAACTTTTCTTTTCTCGACCTCACATAACGTCTTGCTTCTCTAGCAAACGTGTGTGGAAAATCTAAAATTGCTGGGGTACATAGCATCCAAATTTGACCGTTCTCGTGAACGCCTGCCATGCCACATATCTCATTATCTGGGTTAGTAAAATACACTGCGTCACAGTTATGAAAACTTACGACCATTGCATTTAAAGGGTCATGTCCATGACCTTCTTTAACCTCTCTATAATCTTCTGGTAATAAATTAGAAGCCACTCGAAGAGCAGCTTCCAATGTTGCTGGGTGAATATGTTTACTCATTTAAAGTTGTTTGTAATTTATCTAGGGTTTCTTGCATCCAAGGTTGCCATGGATTACCTAGAGGTAAATACATACCTTTATACATGCGGTTCTTATTAAGCCAAGCAATGTATATACGTATTTCATGTTCGGTAAGGGTGAGGTTATACACGCGTATAAAAATTATTGTTATAAATTCCTTCCCAAGTCATATATAAAATATTGGCTGGAGTTGGGTGTGTTGATTGAACTTTTAAAGTTACGTTGGTATTTCTGTCGTAAATAGGAATTGATTGTAACTTGTTGTTATTTACTACTGAAGATGTGTTAGCTATATATTGGTTTGCCGGTGACAATTCAAATGTTTGACTATAGTCAGGTCTTCCAGTTCTACTTAAAGTTGTCTGATATAAACCTACAGGTCCAAAAGCAAAGCTTGCTCTATGTATAACTGTGTTTGCTCTACTGTCTGATAGTACTGCGTCTCCCTCTCTTCTTGTTACATATATAGTTGGAAGAGTTATTTCCATTGTAAATAAGTAACCAATTAAAAAGTCTTGTCCTGTCCAATCACCATCAATTTCTAAATTACTTCCATTAATAGTAACTTGACCATATCTACCTATAGCAGTGGCAGGGTTATTAGTATCATCAATATCGTACGCAACTATTTGATTGGTACTCTCTATACCAACAGGTTTAGCAAAAGTTGATTTTCCTGTAGTAGCGTTGTAGGTAACTGTAGGGTTAGAGGTACTACCTATAAGCCTTGGAATCTGCATCAAATGATCTAAGTGCACTCTATTCTCTGCTATCGAATAAGTGTCAGCATCCATTTTTATTGCATATTTCAACAACTGATCTTTATTATTTGAACCATTTCTTACGACTACAAATAAGAAATCATCTTGCATACAATGGTATTGGATTGTACCTGTTAAGGTCCATTTAAACCATGCAGCTAATTTTCTTTCTCTAATATTGTCGAAATATCTGTATCCATATAAGGTTGATGTACCTTCTTCACTAAAGAAAATTACTGAGTTTTCTCTTGAGTTAGATATAAGCTTTAGATCTTTTTCAAATAATCTAGATACAACTTTACTCTGTTCAATAATCTCAGGTTCGCCTTCTCTTTGTAGCTGTGCCATCTCAAAAAATCTTGAGAATTTACCAGCATTATCTAGAAACCCGATAGTTGTACCAAGAGAGACAGGGTTTGTAGCAAAATTAAAGTTGTAAGTAGAAAGAGCATTAATTTTAGCTGTCTGTGGGCTGAACACATCACTATCTGTAGTGAGCATAAATTGTTGATTTTTTGAAAATAAAACTAGACCAGTATTAGTTTGGATTCCGTCATATAAAATCGCAGGATATTCTGAACTAGCTGCTATATCAATAGGGTCACTAGCAACAAACTGTATAGCTGACTTAGCAAAGAAATTAGTAAAGTCTCCCGGACGGGACAGAACTATATTTTCGTCAGCAAGAATACAAAATCTATTTCTAAAGAACAGCATCTTGTTTATTTCTTTACCAACAAATGAGGGTTCTGGGTTAGTAATATCATCACCAACTAAAGCATCATCCCATTGAGGAGCAGAGTATTGTGTACCTGAAATTGTATAAGTAGAACCATCTAATTCAGATAATCTAAAATTACCATCAGCAGTTCTAATAAGAACTATTGGCATTGTTGATCTTTTTAGTCTGATTGTTCTTCCGGGTTTAGCACACTCTTCCCATGTACCTTCACCATCTTTTCCATTATTTCCAAAGAATTTCACAAAATGATTATCTTCGTCAGCTTCACTATTAATTATTTCTACTACCATTCCATCTTTACATTGTGAAGGTAGATCTCCTACATCTTGTACTTTTCCTGCAACTACATTTAAAAGTTCTCCAACTGGAGTAGAAGCATTAAATACTCCGCTATGTTTTATATGTAATCCAGTACCAATAGTAGTTATATCATTGTTAGTAAAATTACCCTCAGCTATTATTGCAGTTCTAATATCTCCAAGAATACTCTCAGCAGTAATAGTTGTTTCTGTATCAAATGGTGTAGGTTGTGGTCTTACTAAAGCAAGGTTTGCTTGTACTATAGATTCACTAACTTCATCAATAGCAATTTTATAGTATGCGTCTTTCATAAAGACGTAAAAATAATCGCCTTTTAACCAGCCTTCACCACCATGAAGTAAATCATATTGTGTTGTATATCTAGCTTGATATGTAGTTTGTTGACTACTGCCAGTCCCTTCTGTATAAGGTACTGACTGACCAGTTGTAGCTATACGAAAATATAAATTCTTTCTATTTTGTTGACTTCCTTGGTTAGCAGCATTAAAAACATTAACCTGATAACTATAGTTAGTGTCTGATAAACTTCCACCATTTAAAGTTCCACCAGTAGCTCCTTCATCAACAAGAGTTTTATTACTGTCTACTGAAAAAATTCTTGTTCCTACATTAGGAGCATAAGCATCTCTTCCATCACCAGCTTGTGTACCACATCTATAGTTACTAGCATTTCCTCTGTTTGCATGTGTCCTCATGTAAAACGAAGAATCACAATAGTTATTGGAGGAGTTAACCATGGTCACAGTGATACGTGTAGCAGTAGTAACTGTCGACGTATTTGTATTATTAAATATATTTACGGCATACTGTTTTGCATAAGACAGAGATTTCAACTCAATAAAAATTTCTTTCCCAAAATTCGTGTCGGGTTCTGTAAGAGTATCCATCTCAACAGTTTTAGACCTGTTGTTTATATAAGTAAAATCATTTAGAGTAAGTGTTTGGATATCTTCATCACCTGAATGAACTAGGTAATTACTATTTCCGATACCATCAACAACTGTTTTTTCATTTCCTGTTAAACAATCCCATATTTTGACAACACCATTCTGTGCTATTTGCCCTATGTACTGTTCATTCTCATCTCGGTAGTAGTGAAACCATCTACCATTTGTTGTTGAATTATTTGTTCCGTCACTCAAAGATGTCACAAACTTACCAGCCGGTCTTTTTAATAAACCTTGTGTTACGTCAGGTAATGCGTTAATCATTTCTTTAACCTGACCGGGTACTTTGTATTCATCAGGTTGTTGTGAAATACCCTGAGTTAAATTTGGAACAGTTTGTGTAACGTTTGCCATTAAGCAGTCCTCTTTTTGTTTTTCTTTTTTTTAGAAGCTTTTCTAATTTTTAGAATTTTATTCTTTTGGTCCTTATATCTTTCCGGGTCTAAGTTATAAATGTAATCCGGAAATCTAGAAGTTTTGATTCTTAGTATTTTGTTTGCTCCATCCATTATCTGATAAGTGCTTTGTAAGGTTGATAAGATCTATAATTACTTTCCGCTGGGAATCCAAAGAAACTATGATCTCCTTGTTCACAGTCGTACTCATGTGCAGTCGCTAAAGTTTTTGCTTCTTCTAATTGAAGTAGTTTTACTAAGTCTGCATTTGAAACTATTTGTGTAGCTGCTCTTACTGATGCTCTAGCAATTATGTAGCGTTGTATTGCTGATGGGATGTCATCAAAATCACGCAAATAAGTTATATCAAAATAAAAATCTTGAGTGAATACATCAGTGTGGTGAACGTTGTCATATAGTTTTCCATTCTTTTTAACAACGTCTCTATTTCTGTCATATAAACCACCATGTATATCAAATCTTAAATAGTTGCTAGGAATAACAAAGTTACCATTAGCGTCAGGTGATTTTTTTACGTTGTCTTCTTTATTAAAATGCCAACCTTCGTTTTGTACATCTTTAGTTACCTCTAACAATATGTTATGGACTATTGATATCTCAGGGTTAGCCAAAGGGTCTGGCTGCCCCGGTTGTTGTACTAAAGTTGTAATAGGAGATTGACCTATACTACCCAAGATAGAGTTTACTGCGGATAGTTCGGTATCGGTTGCTAGTTGAGTAGTCATAAAAAAAAGGGAGCCGAAGCTCCCATATAAATTTTGCAATTAGAATGCAGATGGTGCAGTTGCGCCAACATACAATTCAACAGCAGCAGCAGGATTTAAGTAGTCTGCTCCCATAGCCATGCGACCTAATATCACATCACCTTGGTAAACAACAGACACATCTCCTGATGTTACCTGTACTTGAGGACCAATAGCCTCAACGATTCCAGCAGCTTCTTTCTGGAAAATAAGTCCACAAGACTTAGCTCCTACTTCAGCAGCTTGACCGTAGTCGTTCTTGATACCAGTCTGAGAACCATTAGCATTCTCTAGTGCTGGACCAATGTGAGAACCAAGATTGCTTGGTGCTGTCTTACCTGTAGTACCACCGAAAGCTGTACCATACTTGCCAAGGAAAGGAATA